ACTTCACCAGATGCTTTGTTCCATCTAAATACTAAATATGGATTTGAACCTTCACCTTCATATATTTCTTCTAATAAAATATGTTTAGGATTTTCTAATACTACACACATCTTATATTTTTCTACATTGTCTTCGTGAATTTTATATACAGCTTCTATTATTTTAATTTTTTTCTTTTGTTTTAAAGGATCAAAATTTTCAGGTAATACAGCTCTAGGATATAAAATATTTATTTCATGAGGTTTACAATGTCTAGTTCTATAAACAGAATCTATAGCACCATCTGGGCCAGTGTTTAAACAAACTCTTGTTAATGGTACTGCTGAAAATTTAATTGGGTTTACAGCATCACCTTCTTCAACAAGAATAACACCTGTACCAATTGCAAGATCCATAAATGATTCATGAATCTCTTGATTAAAATTAGATGCTTGTAATACTTGAAATACATAGTCAGTAATTTTATCTAACTCTAAATTAATAAATGGTCTATTCTGTTCTGGTATTTCTGTACCAGCTTGAAAATCTGCCCATCTAGCAAAAGTAGGAACAATACCTGCTTGTAATCTAGATGCAAATTCTTGTACTCCAACTACAGCAGTTTCATCAAAAATTTTATCTGTTCTTTTTTGACCAGGAGCTTCTTCATAAAATGATTCTCTATTAGGAAGACAATATTCATATGCTTCTTCGAATCTATCTTTCCAATAGTCTTTTATATTTTTAGCTTCCTTATATTTTTTAAGGATAGCTGTTGCTTTATCTTGTCCACCATAATCTGGTGCATCTGCTGTTTCTATATATTCCATTTATTTTTTCTTTTTATTTTTTTCCTTACCAAGTCTGTCCATTTCTTTTTCAACAGATCCTGGCCCATAAATAAAATCAATCTGTGCATCAGTAGCAGGATAATGATCTCCGTGCTTTTTTTTACCTTCTGCAATTTTTTCTTTTATCCATGATTTAGTATGCCATGATTCATGTGCCATAGTTATCTCCTTTAATTAAAAAATCCTCTACCACCTTCATTAGCAAATAATGATCTCGAGCTTTTTACAGATAGTCTTTTCTTTTTAGAGTAATCTGCTTGTTCTTCATTTGCTTGATCTTTTTTTGCATCTGCTGCTGCATTTTCTTGTTCTAATTGGAATGTAGATTTTTCTACTTTGTTATCATTTTCATTTCCACCCATCCAAACTTCTTTACCACCTACATTTTCTTTTCTCCATCCACCTGTAGGATTTCCATAAGCATCTGTTTTACCAGACATTCTATTAGACATATAAGAATCAAAAACTTCTTCTTGTTTAGCTGAAGTTAAATTTTTAAATTCTGCTTGAGTATAACCAATATTGTTTTTAGCTTTAGTAGAACCTAAAACTTTACTTGTAAAATATTCTCTTGTTTTTACAGAACCTTTATTGAGAGGGCTAAGTAAAGCATTACCTACAACATTAACTCCTAAAAAGGGAGAATTGATTTTAGTTACTTGCCCTGCTTTATGAAATTTATCTAGTTTTTGATTTTCTATTTTATTTTTTAAATCAGTATCAACACCTACATATTTACCACCTTTGTAAGTTTTAAAAGTAGAACCTTTTTTTACTCCAGCTTGTTGTTTTCTGTCGTAAGTAGATTGTCCGTCTGAATTACCTTTGTTACCATCGTTTGACATTAAACAATATCCTCGTCATCAAAGTCATCAAAGTCTTCCCCTGATATAACTTTTTTTAATTTAGCCATAACATCATCTTCTTGAGCATGTAAGTCTTCTAATTCTTCAATAAGTTCTTCAGCTGTTTTCGATTTGTCTGCCATTATTTATCCTAGGTTTTTTCCAAAATGACTTATATCCAGCTTTTATCAACGCACAATATAGTTGGTAAGGGGTAATGATCCACCACCTATAGAACCCTATCAATCTCATAATAAATGATACACAGCTTAATTCTTTAATCCTCATAAGATGCCAATCATCTTTAATAGGACATATAAGAATCTCATAGTCATATAGGTATTGTAAAAACTTTTGACAATCTTCTTGGCTTATCATTTCTGTTCTAATACCTGCGTGTGTAAAATGCAGGTGTTCCCATAGATCGTGTTCAGGTATATATTTTAAAGCTCCACAATGGGCAAAGCCATGTGGTGGCTTCCACCACCATATCCATTTAGAATATCTAGTAGTTCTAGTATTGTGGAAATATATTAACCATTCCTCTTGAACAGATCCCATACTTTCCTTTTCTTTGTTCTTTGTCCAGCAAATACATCCCATTCCTTTTTTACTACAGTAGGTTTGTTCTGTGATTTACCTGATAGTAAAGTTCTACCTTCTCCAGCACCCATCATTAAATATTGGAGTGCATCGTGAACATGGGAGTATCTATTTTTAAATGGCTTCTCATCATATCTATCTCCAGATGTTTGAAGTCTTCTATAATGATAACCACCATTAAATCCTTTTTTAAGATTGATACATTGTGGATCTAGAACAAATCCTGCCTTTCCATCGATTAGTCTTTGTAGAGATGTATCTACAGATTCAATTCTTAAAGCTACATCATTGGAAGGTGCAGGTACAGCTTTTAAACCATAGTTTCTCATAATTGAGAAGGGAGTTCTTTCATCCGTCTGTGATCTAAAATCTCCAGCAGGATCTCCATATATTTGTATATCATAACCTTTATAATTTTTAGCAATCTCTCCTCGAAGTAATTCTGAAAATCTCATAACTCCCATATCAAAACAAACAAGCTCATTTAATATATTCCATCTACCTAAAGCAGTTCTTTGTGCAAAGACAGCTGCAGGTGTTAATCCAAAGTCAATTCCTATAAATATAGGTTGGCTTGTTGTCATATTTAATTTTTCTATAGAAACATGTAGTTCTTGTTTAAAGTTTGGATATACAGGTTTACCTTCTTCTATAGCACCTAGTTTATTTAAAACATAAACATCTATCCATCCCTTTGTTTTACCTCTAATAATATTAGGATAATATTTTGGGGTTAGGTTTTTTTTATTTTCTGCATTGTCATTATTGTCATATGCAGTTGTATAACCATCCTTATCTTTCTTTTCTAACATAGCAGGAGGTTGAGTATGAAAGCTCCAGTTATCAGGTTTGATTAACATCAGAGCTTCATCACGAGATATATGATCTGGTACTGGAACATCACCTGCCATTATCGGCCACCAATGATCTTCTTCAGGAGCATTAGTGTCTGCTATGACTCCATACCATGTAGCTCCACCATCTCTCATGGATGGGAATCTTCCTACCCTCATAGTACAAGCATCAATAATTGATTTCGGAATCTCTCTCGCTTCGTTTACCCATACTCCAGTTAATTCTAAAGATAGTAGTTTCTTAACATCTTCAGGTCTATCAAGAGCTAGAAATATAACTTCTATTTCTAAATCGCCTTTATTAATTCTATGTGTATAAGGTACTGACCAAGCAAAATCTCCCCACTTATCTTCAGGAAACCAATCTAACCAAGTTTTAATTGTTGTTGTTTTTAATTGGGGATTAGTATTTCTAATTACTGCCCATCTAGATTTTCTTTTGCCTTCTTTGTTTTTTTGTTGAAGTATAGCTCTACGGAATATTTCAATACAACAAGCTACTGATTTACCAGAACCTACTGGCCCTCTTAATCCTCTAAAGAAGTCTTCTGACTTCATAAAGGTTTTTAATATTTCTCCTACAGGTTTATATTCAAAATTAATCGACATTAGTACCTACATTTGCTTTTAACATTTTATAAACTGTTTCTTCTCCAAATGCTTCTATGAGTTTATCAGCTTCATAATCTGTTATCATATGTGTAGGATAATAACTTAAGTGTGTTTTTTTTACAATCTTTCTTAATCTTCTTCTATCTTTCAGACTTAAATTATTGAGGAACGACATTCTTCTTCCTTAACTTGTTGTTTAACTAAATCAAGTATTTCTTTTTCAGTACCATACTTTTTTTCAAATTTTATTTTATCAAGATGTATTCCTGTATTACCTTGATGATGTTCA